CCTTTCTATCGTGTTGTGAATGAAGACCTCCAACGCCCATCTGATATATACCATTGTTTATCGTTACGAGGTCTTCCTTCAGAAAGGCAGGTAACTCTACGTGCCCCGTTGACTGCTTAACTTCATATACGTGCTCTGACATCCTTCTTGTTAATTCAATAAGGTCAGCGCGTTTAAAGTTAATAAAATGTGGAACTATATACCGTACGCTTTCAGGTATCTTTGCCTTACTACGCTTTATACCTAGGCGTTTTATAAACATCTGCTCAGCTACTTGCGAGTCAGATTTAGAACGAGCATCAAAGCCGTATTCCTTACTGATCTCTACGCGTAGCTGGAGTTGCCCTTGCAGCCTGTTATAAAGCGTCTCTGTAGTATCTAAGTCGTTCTTGCAGTAATCCCAAACCATTGGGCGATCTTTTTCTTCAATTTCTTCAGTATGCTTAAACGGAAGATCTTGAACTGTAGGCATGTTCATTCGTGCACCGTAAGTCTTTAGGCTCACAAAGCTGGGCGCGACCTCAATCAAATCAATGTGGTCAATCATAGGGATCTTGAACCTGAATTGCTTTTCAGCATCCCAAGGCATCAAGTTATCCCCGATGATTCTATCTCCCAGCTTTTTACATTCTAATTCTGATTTACCCGCTATAAAATAACTAATAACGGGCATATCATACTTTGAACCATTAAAACTAATGAATGTATTTTTTGATTTGAAAAGAGACTTGACGCGCTCACGAGCGTCTTCATCATCTCCCCAGATACCGAAGTATTCTCCGCTCTCAAGAATCTTACCCATCAATAGAAACATGTTTGGGGCAACTTCAGTATCAAAAACAATAGTCCCCATTAATCTTGGTTTACATAGCGTTCTGTTGGACCACCGTCAAGAGCCTGCACGGGATACTCTAACTCTTTTAGCTTTTCAATAAAGTGAATTGCTTTCTCTAAGTCTTCCCGTCCGTTCTTGAGGTGAAACCGCTCAAGATACTTAGTAGCGCAACCTACAAAATAACCTCTACCGTATAGACGATAGATTCTATCCCAGTGCTGCTCCCCGTCAACTTTATAATGCTTACCACCTACCTGCTTATTATTTGCGCTCATGATTTCCTTATAAGTTTTACGAATATCTTCTAAACTATCAATCCATTCTGAATGAGTCTTAGCTAGCATTTTTCTTCTCTCTGTTCATAATATAAATCTGAGTTGCTAATTTCCAATCAGAAGCTGAAATTTTATCTACCCATGCTTTTCCGTCACTAACTTTATTTTTACGCTCATATGCTACCATAGCCATTGGCTGCGCTACAAACTCAAAGAAGGGATTAACGAATCCACTTTTCTTGAATGGGTCATTGCAGAATGCCTCGCACTCAGTTAGGAATAGTTCCCAATCACCTTGATACAAAACACTAGGCTTGACTACTCCGTTTGAATACGCATCAAATACTTCACTGCTCGGCGGATTTTCTACATACGGCTGAGCGTTGTAGAGTTCAGTATATAGATGCAGATTGTTACTCACCGTAAAGTATTGACCGACTGGCAGCTCAAGCGCAATCGCTACAAACTCTTGAATCATAGAGAAGTGAACTGGATTCGCCCCGCAGTATCCCCACCAGAAATCATTACTCCTGTTGAAGATTGTCAAATCAACACATCCGTTCACAACAGCAAATACTAACTGCGTATTACAGGCTTTATCCTTTGTGCTTTTGTTAAAGTCAGAAGCATCCCAGAGTTGAATAACCGCCTGACGGGAATTAGAATCAGTCTTGAGGTGCTTGATAACCTCTTTGAGTTGGTCAAATCCAAAGTGCTTACGCATCCTGTGTCCATACGCCGCGTTGAATCTTACGCCGTCATCACTAAATTGCCCAATGGTAGAATTAAACTGCTTCAGGAACTCTACGTCATCACGTCCCGCGAGCATCCAGATTGATTCCATTAAGTGAAAGATTGGATTCGCGTCTCGTTCAGCAAAGAACAATACGCGCTCAGTCGGCTCGATGATTGTAGTCAGCACTGGTTCATCAATACGCAAAGCAGGACCATTACGAGTTTGAACCTTTACACCTGAGGTTTTAAAACGCCAGAGCATATCAGTAAATAATTCATTTACGTTGATAGAACGTATTTCCATGTTATTTCCTTTATTAAAATTCTGTTGTTGGTTTGTAATTCTGACGAGGCTTACCCTCTCCTTTTACTACTCTTTGATACTTATCAAACTCACACATGATGTTTTGACAATCATGCAGGGTTAAATCTTTTAATTTATTATTTGAATCAATCAAGATTGAACGGATCTCTGTTAATTCCTGATTGAATCTTTCCTCAGTAAACTTTTTACTAATAGTGCGTTCATGCAACCTATTCAACCCACGCTGACTGCCTGGACCCATCGGTGCCCATGAATATAAATCTATAGCGTTGTCAAGCTGCCCGCGTATGTAAGTTAAATCTGAACTCACTTGCCCAGCTATAAATGTCTGTATACCGAATGAAGTAGCCAACGCATTAGTAGCATGCTTGATTGAACCAGAGGCAATTGCCCCACGAATCTGCGGTGCAATCTTGATGATTGGCGCAATAATATACTCCGCGAGGTTTACAGACTTTGTGTTACCTTTGACCATCGTTGGGTAAACAATATAAGCAGAGCTATATACCTTTTCACCTTTGGATTCTAGATGCTTCATCGCCTCAATAAACAAGTAAGGATTAAACTCCTCAGCGCGGCGGGGAATCACGAGGTTATCCATAAGGTAAAGCAGAGTCGGTGGCCAATTAATCAAACGAGCTAACAGGGCGCGGAACCATACGTCACCTTGAACATTCTTATAGTAATAAGTTAGGAGCCACTTACTTACCCTGTCATCCCTACGACGCACATTACAGAACCGATACTTAGCGAGTATTGGATCAAGCGTATATGGCGGTAGAAATGATTTCTCCTTGTTTAGGCGCATTTGTTCTCGTTCATTAACAAACTCAACCAATTCATTAAAGAGTGCCATTCTCTGCCTTTCTGATAACTTCTAGAGTGTCATTAAAGGCATCGGTGTGATCTATTGTAATAATTTTTACTCCACCTGCATTATGCAAATTAACGCAAGCGTCATAAGTAGATTTATGTGCGCTTACAGTATTCGCTGGATTGAACGGCTTTGTTTCCCCACGGGCATCTCTACGCGCTTGCACTCTCTGTAGGCAAGTTGCGAGGGGCGTATCGAGGATAGCCGCGACGTATGAACCCGTTGGTTTAAGCATCTGTGTTGTGATTGCTCCTGGACCCACTTTTGAGAGTAACAAACCTTCAAGCAGAACATGACCCCTAGGATGAGCAGCCAAGGCTCGTTCTGCAATTTCCTCTTGAGTACTGATACCATCTGTACCTCCGCAAGTATTTTGATAACTACCAATCACATAAAGCGGCTGAGTAATTCCCTCACTGCTGAGGTCAACATGATACCCCCAATGTTTCTTTTTACCGTTGGGGTCTATTATTGCTGAGCAGGGGTAATCCGTCAAGAACTTACGGGCTACAGTGGTTTTTCCAGAACCGCTAGTTCCGCGGAGTGATAGAATTACGTTCATGTGTTTCCTTTATTCGGTTATTGAGTTGAAATTATAGCTCAATATTTTGCGGGCACTTCAAATGCGTGTTGTCTTTTCCACATGTTACGTATTGTTTCAGGATATTCATTTAAGAGCCAATCTTGAAAAGCTGTCGCGGGACTAATGTTCAATAGAATCCCATCTTCATCTTTACATTGCATGAGGGCAATCACTAAGGATTCTAATGATTGTTGACTGATATTCTTTTTATTTGATTTCATTTGTTTTCCAGTATATGTTCAGCGCGGAACGGCACGCCAGTTTCAGCAAACATTGCCGCTTTTTCAGCACGTGGTGTTACTTTTACTTCACATTCTTCCCTAAGCCAATCTGGTAAATATTGAGCGCGAATAGCTTTGAAAGGTTCAGTCAGGCGTTCAAAACCTCGTGAGTCATACCATTCTATTCTTTGAAAGCCAAGATCTGCATATACTCCTGGGTACCGACGGCTAAAGAATCCATTTTTGAATTGGCACAGGCATGACTCAAACGTAAAGCGACCGAGGTCAGGATGCGGCTTAATACCTCTGATTAATTGAGCAGCTCTAATTTCTAAACCATCACACATAGCCTCAAAATCATCATACTTACCTGAATGTGAATTAGGCTGACGCTTATCAAATACATACTCATCTGCTCCGAGTAAAAACAGCATGCCGTTACGATGAGAGCGCGAGCCGTCAAAGTCATTAAACATCAAAGTAGTGCAATCAGAGCCGTATCCGTTAATTTTTATGTACTCAAGATAAGAGAAAGTAGACAGTCGTCCAAAGCTGACAATGCTATTAGCCTTAGCCCATAGCGATTCATAGTTAGCATCGCTCCAGAGCTTGACTTGAGAGCCATGCTGCTTGACGAGTTGCGCATATGAATAGAGACCTTTCATTGTGTCTTTCTTCTGCTTATTACGGTCAGAATCAAAACTCAAAGTAGTCCAGTCATTGTTAAAGCGAGCATGCGCGGCTCTCCACTCAACATCGCTTTCAGGAATCTCAGGTATAAACTCCATGATTTTTAAACTAGTAATTGGGTTTTGAGTATGCCCATTAATAGTCGCAAACCAAAGAGCCTGCTCATCCGTCCAGCCATAATACTTCTTGAGCGCAGGCATGTAGAGATACACCAATCCTGGATGTGCTTTGTAATCAAGGTTCATAGTGTATAACGCCTTAAAGTATTCAAGGCGGTTCTCAGGTAGGCGGTAATCAGTCATTATCTAAATCCTGAAATACGTGGACTAAATACAAACGTCGCCTGCCAGCTATCAGGTTTGATAGGCATATTATCATCCACAAGACCCATAACATTCCAGCCAAAATTAACATAAATACAGCGAGAGG